ATTGCAGAGCTTGAGCTGCGCGAAAAGAACGCCTGGCGCGCCGTTGGCTCTCAGGCCGACGCGGGCGGCAAAAAACGCGATCCCCTTGAGGAGATCTGGAATTCCACCGACTACTAAAGAAAAAAGGAGCATGATTTTATGTCCATCAACCTGACCACCAAGTTTTCCGACAAGATTGACGAGCGCTTTTCCATCCGCTCGCTGACCGACGCCTACGCCGGTCACAACTACGACTTCGACGGGGCAAAGACCGTCAAGATCTACAGCGTGGACAGCGTGCCCACGCGCGTTTACACCCGCAGCGGCATGAATCGCTACGGCAACCCCGTTGAGCTGGGCGACACCGTGCAGGAGCTGCAGCTGACGCAGGACCGCGCCTTCACCTTCACCGTCGACCGCGGCAACGCCTCCGATCAGATGAATCTCAAGCACGCGGCGCAGCGTCTGCGCGTGAACTGGGATGAGGTCGTCACCCCCGAGATCGACAAATACCGCCTCAAGGCCTGGGCCGACCGCTGCGGTCTCGGCACCGTGCGCGCCACGGCGCTGGACAAGACCAGCGTTCTGGAGGCCATCGTCGCCGCCGGCAGCGAGATGAGCAACGCCCTTGTGCCGCTGGACAACCGCGTGCTGTTCATCCGCCAGAGCGTTTACACCATCTGCAAGCTCGCAGACGAGATCATGGCCATCGAATCCCTCGGCGAAAAGAGCATCGCGCGCGGCATCGTCGGCATGATCGACGGCACGCACGTTGTGCCCGTTCCGGATAGCTGGATGCCCGAGGGCGTGAACTTCATCATCAAGTACCGCGGCGCGAGCGTCGACCCCATGAAGCTCAAGAGCCTGCGCGTGCACAGCTGCCCGCCCGGCATTGACGGCGACCTCGCCGAGTGCCGCTACTACTACGACGCTTTCGTGCTGGATAAGAAGGTGTGCGGCGTTTACGTCCACGCGAAGTCCGGCATGGCGGACATGCCCGCGCTGACCTACGACGCCGCCACGCACAAGGTGACGGTTACTTCTCAGAACAATGTCACCTTCTACTACACCAAGGACGGCAGCGACCCCAAGACCAACCCCGCCAAGACCGCCTATTCCGGCGCTGTCACCCTCGCCGAGGGCGAAGTGTTCCGCGTCTACGGCGAGCTCTCCGGCGGCACGCTCAAGGGCCCCATCGCCGAGATGAAGTATTAAAAGAGCTGGGATGAAAGCCAAAGGGAGAGGCAAAAACCTCTCCCCCGTCTTGACGCGCCCACGGCGAAGCGCTAAGGCTCCCCTGTGTAAGGGGAGCTGGCAGCCGTAAGGCTGACTGAGGGGTTGTGCTTCTCGCCCGTCGCAGCCACGCCATAAGACCGAACCGTCAACCCCTCCGCCCCTGCGGGGCACCTCCCCTTACACAGGGGAGGCTTAAGGGGTGCGCTGCGCAGTCGGTCTGCGGCAAAAACCTCTCCCCCGTCCTTCCGCACCAGCGGCGGCCACGAAGTCCGCCGCGGCACTTTCGCGCGTCAGCGCGCCCGCCAAATAACAGCGCGAAGCGCGCTTTTTAATCCTGCGCCCGCAGGCGCGTTTTCTCTTTCCCATATTTCTCTTTTTGAAAAAGAGAAATATGGCCGCCGGAGGCATGGAATGCCTTTCGTCCGGCACAAAAAGTCAAAGGCTTTCATGCCAGCAAAAATAAAGGAGTGATAAATTTTGGATGTTCTGGATGTTTTCAATCAGGCGATGGCCATCATGGACGAGCTGTCCCCGACGGGCGAGGCGCGCACGGCGGACACCGCCGAATACGAAAAGCGCACCCCCGCGATCGTGAGTGCGATGGTCGCGGAGCTGAAGGTGCTGCTGGGCGACGAGAGGCCCTGGCTGCCCGTGGAGCGTATGGACGACCCCATCCCCCTCGCGGACACGACTTACGCCCTCGGCGCGATGGGCTACGGGCTGGCGGCCAAGCTGCTCGTGGACGAAAACCCCGCCGCGGCCAGCTTCTTCCATCAGAAATACGAGGAGTTTCGCATCCTCTACCTGCGCAGCCGCCCCGCCGAGGTGGGCAGCATCACGGACGTTTACGGCATGCGAAACGAACACGGGAAATTTTCCCGCTGGAACTAAAGGAGCTGCAAGATGGCCAGAATCGCAACCCAGACAAATGAACAGGTTTTCAGCGTGACCGGCTGGCTCGGCGTGAACGAAGCGCAGGAGGGGCAGGCGCGGCTGCGCGTCGGCGAGGCCGCCGTGATGCGAAACTTCCGCATCACCTCCGGCGGCGCGCTGAAAAAGCGCGGCGGCAGCGAAAAGGTCGCGGGTCTGACGCAGAGCTATGTGCCCGTGACGGACACCGAAGCCGAAGCGCTCACGCGAACGGACATCGGCCTGCCCGAACATTGGCCCGAAATGTACCGCAGCGTCACGACCGACAGCGTCGGCAACATCGTGCCGGAGGGCGAGGCCGCCCTCGTCACGCCGGACAACTACGAAAGCTATATGCGAAACGACGAGCTCTCCCAGGGCGGCTATTTCGCCTTTTTGGATGGCGCGGCGGGGGAATTTTGCGGCTTTTCGCGCACCCCCGGCGCTGGTGACACGCGCATCCCCGGCGGCGCTTACGCCAAGGGCAAGCTCGTGCGCTTTGCGCAGGGGCAGGAATCAGACCTCTCGGGCGCAAATATCGCAAACGGCACGCAGCGCGTGGAGGTTTTCCCCGCGCTCAGTCTGCCGAAGGGCGAAGTCACCCTCTCGGGCGAAAGTCGCCTTAGCGCAAAGCCCGAAACCGAGGCCGAGGGCTGGGTCGAGGAAAACGCCGGCGGCTTTGTGCAGCTTGCAAACGGCGCGCTCTACGCCTATTACGGCGCGAAGCTCGAAACCGACAAGCGCCTGCGCTGGTGGCTTAAATTCGCCTGCACGAAAACCGGCGAAAACAGCTACACCATCGGCACAAAAGTGCTCGCAACGCCGCTTGTGCGCGTGGGCGAGCGTCCGCAGGCGGAGCTCGGCCTCATCTTTGAAGCCGAATACGGCGGCTACACCGTCATGCGCGACGGCACGGCCTATTACGCCTTCTGCCCCGACCCCGACAGGCCGCAGGAATACCGCGTGCGCAATTATTCCTGGTGGGGCTATCCGCTCACCGTCTCCGCGGACGTGACCGAGTGGCGCTTCCACCCCGTCACCGCCCGCGCGACGGACGCGCAGGACACCGAGGTGCGCGCGCTCTGGAGCGGCTACGTCGGGGAAAGCGAGGTGCTCTGCGCGGCCTGCAACGGCTATCTCTGCCAGATGCAGCGCTCGGACGAGGGGCATTGGAGCAAAACGAACATCGGCGCGATTGACACGAGCGGAAATGTGACGATGTTCGGCTTTGACAAGAAGCTCTATGTGCTCGACGGGACGGACTACAAGGTGTGGGACGGCGCGGGCTTTGCCTCCGTCGGCGGCTATCGGCCGCTGGTGCTCGTGTCGGTGAGCGCCGACGGCGCGGGGCAGACGCTTGAGCAGGTAAATAAACTCAGCGGCGCGCGGAGATGCCACTACTCCCCCGACGGCAGCGCAAAGGACTTTCATCTGCCGGAGGGGAACGTTTCTTCGCTCGACTTCGTGCGTGACCTGTCCACGGGCACGGACTACATGCTCGGCACGGATTACAGCTACGATGGCGGCGTCATCCGCTTCACCCAAGCCCCGCCGGAGGGCGTGAACACCCTCGACGTCGGCTACACGGTTTCCGAAAACGACGCTTCTTCCGTGCGCAAAATGCGCTTTGCCGAGCTTTATAACGGCGCGCAGGACACGCGCGTGTTCCTCTATGGCGACGGCAGCGCGAATGCGCTCTATTCGGGCATCGACCAAAATGGCCGCGCCCGCGCGGACTACTTCCCCGATCTGAACGTCTGCTGTGTCGGCGACGGCAACACGCCCATCACTGCCATGATCCGGCACTATAACAAGCTCCTTGCTTTTAAGGAGGACAGCGCCTGGAGCATCCGCTACGACACGCTCACCCTCGCGGACGGCAGCGTCACCGCGGGCTTTTACATCACGCCGGTGCACCGCTCCATCGGCAACTGCGCGCCCGGGCAGGCGCTGCTCGTGGAGAACGCCCCGCGCACGCTCGACGCGCGCAGCGTCATCTCCTGGCAGGCGGGCACAGCAAGCCTCACCGGTGACGAGCGCAGCGCGCAGCGCATCTCCCAGCGCGTGGACAGAACCATCCGGGGCTTTGATCTGCGAAAGGCGCGCACATTTTACGACAAGCACAGCCATGAGTATTACGTCATCGGCGACACGGGGCTTACGCTCGTGCACGGCGTGGACTGCGACGCATGGTATGTCTACACGGATTTTGACGCGCGCTGCCTCATCCGCTATAAGGACGAGCTGTATTTCGGCACCTCCACCGGCTGGCTGATGCACATGAGTGAGGACTGCTATTCCGACGACGGCAGAGCCATCGACTGCTATTGGGAGAGCGGCGCGATGCCCTTCGCGCGCGACTTCATGCGCAAGTATTCCGCGATGCTCTGGGTGGGCATCAAGCCGGAGGCAAAGGGCTATCTGGAGGTCAGCGCCGAGACCGACCGCAAGCGCGATTTCACCGTGTATTCCTTCCGCACGGACGACGCGCACGCCGTGCCGACGATGCACCGCATCCGTCTCAAGGCGAAGAAGTTTACGCACTATAAGCTGATCCTCTCGAGCAACACATCCGACAGCACCGCCACGGTGGTGTCCGCGGATCTGCGCGTAAGGCAGACGGGCTACGGGAAATAGAACCGGCGCCCCCTCTCTTGCCTCCCCTGTGTAAGGGGAGGTGCCCCGCAGGGGCGGAGGGGTTGTGCCTGTTGCCCGTCGCAGCGCAGTCGGACTTCGCACGCCAATGCCTTGGCTCCCCCTTTGGGGGAGCTGTCAGCGAAGCTGACTGAGAGGGCTTTCCCATTCACCGCAACCGCGGCAGAGAGGCACCCTGCCTCCGGCGGCCCTATTTCTCTTTTTAGAAAAGATAAATAGGGGAAAGAGAAAACGCGCCTGCGGGCGCAGGATTAAAAGCGCGCTTCGCGCTGTATGTAGGGTGCGCGCGCTGACGCGCGAAAGTACCGCGGCGGACTTCGTGGCCGCCGCTGGTGCGCTGCGACGGGCAAGAGGATTTTTTGCCGCTCCGCCTCGCAGAGTTCGCGCCCGCAGGCGCGAAAAAGATTTAAGCGTTTTCTCCGGCAGCATGTATGTCGGAGAAAACTCCGCTCGCCGCGCAAACGTGCGAGCTTTAGCGAGTGCGCTGCCGCGCGGCGCTTACCCCTTTGGCAGCGAAAGGCTTTGCCTTTCGCGCCAGTACCATGAAAGGAGTTTTTATGGCTATCAAAATCAAGCAGGGCGACCGCTACAATCTGCCGGTCGCCATCGAAATGGGCGGCGTTGTCCTCACGCCGGACATCGTCGAAACCGTGGAATTCATGCTCGGCGGCCACCGCAAGCTCTTCCCCGGCGAGGTGCAATACAGCCCCGAGGACGAGAGCTTTCACGTGCCGGTCACGCAGGAGGAATCCTTCGCATGGCCCGCCGGCGAGACGGTCTGGCTGGATTTCCGCGTCAAATTCCCCGGCGGAGACGTCATCGGCGTGGAGAAAAAGCTCGGCATCGCCGTCGTCGACGCGGAGAGCACGGAGGTAATCTGATATGGACAGCATCCGCATGCGCATCCGCGCTGCCGACACGCTGCGCGCCGCGCTCGGCGGCACAAAGCTGATTGAAAAAGAGGCAGCGCTGCAGGACATCGAGGTCTCCGCAAACGGCGTCTACGAAGCCGAAGCCGGCTACGACGGCCTTGGGCGCGTCACGGTCAGCGTGCCGGAAACAATCCCCGCGCTGCAGGACATTGAGGTCACCGCCAACGGCGTCTATGAAGCCGACGATGCCTACGACGGCCTTGGGCGCGTCACGGTCAGTGTGCCGGAAACAATCCCCGCGCTGCAGGACATTGAGGTTTCCGCCAACGGCGTCTACGAAGCCGAAGAGGGCTTCGACGGCCTTGGGCGCGTGACAGTCGCCGTCGAGACAGCGCCTCCCGCGCTGCAGGACATCGAGGTCACCGCCAACGGCGTTTACGAAGCCGACGAGCCCTACGACGGCCTTGGCCGCGTGAGCGTTGCCGTGCCCCCGAGCGGCGAGCCGATTGTCTCCGCCGTCCTCCCCGCGCCGGAGGCGGCTCTGGCGGGCAAAATCTATCTCTACACCGGCGAGGCGACGGACAGCCTCACACCCGGGAACTACTACCTCTGCGCGGAGGTGGAGGCATGACGCATCAATGGCAAGCGCTCTCCCCCGCGGCAGCGCCCGCCCTTACAAGCGGCGGCTACGGCTGGTATCGCCTCGCCGCGCCCGCTCCCGCGCCCGCAGCACCGCCGGAGGGCTACCGTCTGCTGCGCTTTAGCGACCTCGGCAAAGAATTCGGCACGGAGCTGGACGCGCATCTCTGGATTGACTCCGCCGCCGCCGAAAACTGCCCGGTTTCCGATCTCAGCGGCGAATTCGTGCGCATTGAGCGTCCCGACGGCAGCGGCTATCTGCTCTATCACCTGCTGCATCTGCGCGCCTACACGAGCTATCCCCCGCTGGACAAAAGCAATCTGCTCGGCGTTTTCACCGCCGACGACCCCAGCGCGGCGGACGCGCTCTGCGCCGTGGATTTGACCGGCTACCGCGTGAAATGGTGCGAAAGCCGCGAGTGGAACACCTGGCTTTACGTCCGCTACATCGGCGCGGGCGAGGACGTGGACGACACCATCATCGTCGTGGAGGGCAACTGCGGCGCCGAGGACGACAACCTGCGCTACACGCTCTATTCCAACGGCATGATGGTCATCACGGGCAGCGGCGCGATGGCGGACTACACGCTCACAACCGCCTGCAACGGCACAAACTCGAACGCCCCGTGGAACGCTAACCGGCTGCAAATCACAGCGCTGCACGTCACAAGCGAGGTCACGCACATCGGCAACAACGCCTTCTACGGCGCGACGAATCTCTCCACCGCCGTGCTGCCGGAGGACATCAGCATCGGAACGGACGCCTTCTTCGGCACGGCATATCTCAGTCAGGGAGGTACAGCATGAACGAAAACAAGGTAACAAAGGGCGCAAACGCGCTCTCTCTGCGGGAGGCCAAAATTCTGCCCGCGCGCGAGGCCTTTGCCGAGGTGCAGCGTCTGCACGAAAATCGCGAGAACGGCTGCGTCGTGAACATCGCGGAGCGCAAATGGCTCGGCTGCGGCGCAAACGACGCCTTCAAAGCGGGTTACGACTTCCCCGTTTTCCACAGCGATTATCACGCGGATATGTGCGACCTCATTTTGGAGGGTGACCTCGCCATCTGGCGCGTGGAGCGCGTGCCCTCGGACTTCGGGCAGGCGCTTTTCCGCCGCGTGGCGGAGTTTCTGCAAAGCCGCGGCATCAACGCCTACCCGCAAAGCGGGGATTTCCATCTGCTCATGGGCGGGGAAAAGCCGCTGAAAATCGGCAGCTACGCAAGCCTGTATTGCCCCGCGCACAAGATGTACGAGACCTCGGCGCATATCTATCTGCGCGCGGACGACGCGCTCTATCGCGCCGTGCGCAAATTCCCGCCGGACATGGCGCGAAAGGGCCTCGGCGATTACGGCATCACGGCGCAGGACATCCTCGCGGCGATTGAATAAGATGGGATGACGGGGATTCTCTGGGAACGAAAGCCAAAGGGCTTTCGTTTCCCAAGGGGGATTGCACCGCGCTGCATCGCACTCGCTTTGCTCGCACCCAATCTAAAGCCTCCCCTGTGTAAGGGGAGGTGTCGAGCCGAAGGCGAGACGGAGGGGTTGACGGTTAAGATTTATGGCGTGGCAGTGACGCTCGACAAGCACAATCCCTCAGTCAGCCTTACGGCTGCCAGCTCCCTTTACACAAGGGAGCCTCTGGGCTGCGCAGTTGGACTGCGGCAAAAACCTCTCCCCCGTCCTTCCGCACCAGCGGCAGAGAGAGGCACCCGGCCTCCGGCGGCCACATTTCTCTTTTTGAAAAAGAGAAATATGGAAAAGAGAAAACGCGCCTGCGGGCGCAGGGTTAAAAAAGCGCGCTTCGCGCTGTTTATAGGGCGGGCGCGCTGACGCGCGAAAGTGCCGCGGCGGACTTCGTGGCCGCCGCTGGTGCGGATGGACGGGCAACAGGTTTTTTACCGCACCAAAGCCTCCCTTGTGTAAAGGGAGGTGGCGAGCCGTAAGGCGAGACGGAGGGATTGACGGTTCGGTCTTATGGCGTGGCTGCGACGGGCGAGAAGCACAACCCCTCAGTCACCTGCGGTGACAGCTCCCTTTACACAAGGGAGCCTTAGCGCAGCGCCGCTACTGCGCAAAGCCGGGCAGCCTCTCATCCCCACAAAATTCATTTTTAAGGAGTGGAACACATGGCACAAATCAGCCAGAAAACGATTCATTCATCCGCGCGCAAAAAGACGCCCACGGTTTCCGCGGCGGGCGCGGTGAGCTCTGCCGCAGCGGCGGCGCGCCCCGTTTCGAGCGCGAAAAAGCCGAACATGACAGCGCCCACCGCCTCTGCTGCCACCGCCGGCGGCGGCGCGCAGGGTCAAACGCAAACGCTGCTTCCGCAAAGCGGCGTCGCAACTGCGCAAACCACGCTGCGAAAGCCCACAAGTCAATATGACTTCATCAAGGCGCTCTACGACGCGCAGCAGGAATCCGCGCTCAAGGCGCTGGAGACGGCCTATGCGCAGAACGTCATGGATCTTGACGCGCTCAAGGAATCCACGCAGGCGCAATACCGCGCAGCGCGCGAGCAGACAGCCGCCTCTACCGCCGTGAACCGCGCGGGCTGGAACGAATATGCCCTCGCCAGCGGATTGGGCAGCGGCGCGGCCGGACAGGCGCAGCTTGCCCTCGGCAATCAGCTCACGGGCGATCTCAGCGCGCTGCGCAGCGCCGAGGCCGGGGCGCTGCTGGACATTGAAACCCGCCGCGAAAAGGCCGGCGCGCAGTACCGCGCCGAGGTGGCGCAGGCCATCGCGGACGGCAACTATAAGCGCGCGAACGCCCTTTATGACGAGGCGCTGCGGCTGGACAAGGCGCTCACGGCGCTCTCCGAAGCGCAGGCGGACGAGAATTACCGCGCGCTGAACGCCGCCATCACGCTGGCCAAAAACGGCATGACGCTCACGCCGAAAACTTCTCTCACGGACGCCAGCGCGGAAAGCCTCTTTTCGCAGCTAATGCGCCTCGGCGCGGATGAGGGCAGCGCGCAGCGCCATCTATCCGGCCTCGGCTACACGCAGCAGACGGCAAGCGCCCTCGCCGCGGACTACGCCGCCTGGCAGAAAGCGCAGGTGAAAGCATGATCCGGGGCATTGACTGCGCCTCGCGCCTGACGCGCGAGAAGGCATCGGCGCTTTATTCCCTCGGCTACCGCTTCGCGGGGCGCTACGTTGTGCCGACTGTCGGCAGCACCGCGTGGAAAGCCCTTACGCTTCCGGAGGCGGAGGCCATCCGCGCTTCCGGCATGGACATCCTCTGCATCTTCGAGCTGGACGCAGCGCGCGCAGGCCGTGGGGAGGCCGTCGGCACGCAGGACGGCGATCTCGCGCTCGCCTGCGCCCGGGCGCTGGGCATCCCGGCGGGCACGACGCTCTATTTCGCCGTGGATTACTACCCCGCGGCGGCGGAGATGCCGCAGATCGAGGCCTATCTCCGCGCGGCGGGCGCGCGCATCGCGCCCTACACCCTCGGCGTTTACGGCTGCTACGACGTGGTGGAATA